ATCGCCTCCTTCGGTCGGTGCTTCCAATATCTGGAAGTCGCCGACCCCCAACTGCTTAAGTTTAAACAAAAGCAGGCCGTTATGATCATAATAACGATCATAAGACGACACACGGATGACCCTTGTTGTATAGCCGCGCTGATAGTCTCGCTCCTTTCGGTGACGAGGCAGGCGCCTACGCAATAAGTCGTACTCGTCAAAATCAACGACGAGTCCTACGTCTCCGTAACCCTCCGGGACCATAGGGAGAATTCCCCCTACAATCCTGCGAAGGGCGCCACATAAAACTTGATAACAGCGAAAATAACGCCTATCACAGCCATAAGTACTACGACTGTGAGCAAGGCGTCTAACGCTGTTAGCCATTTTGATGAGCTGTTGTCGTTCATAACGGTATTCCTTTAGAAATATGGGTTTTATCGAACGCCCAAGCCAGTGATGCTCACCGCAGGATTCACGGTAGCAACTTTCAAAGAAAGATTTGTTGCTACTAACTGTGAACCCAAGCTCTGAACAAACGCTGGCAAAGGCTTCGTAGGAGGCTGACGGCAGAATCACGTCGTCGCCGAAGACGCTGATCTCTTTACGTCCGCCGGGTGCAGTAACTGCACAGGCGACCGCGTAGAAAATCAGCGACTCAAGCTCAAACGTAAAACCGTTGCCCATACTACTGAATTTCTCCAAGTAGTGTGGGCGCCCGTCTACCAAGACAAACTTCGACCTAAACGTCTCCAAAAGTGTGAACCACTTCGGAGGCAATAACAATCGGACTAACTCTTTCGAGATAGTATCCGATGCAGCCGAGAAATCAACGGTTGCAAGCTGGTTATACTTGCTTGCAATTCGTGAAAGTTCTTGGTTGCGCTCTTGCGTGTTTAAATCGATACCAGCCCGACGTAGGCGTCGGCGGATCATAAGACCAATACCTTTTTGAAACCAGAGGTTTATCCCTGGCTCAATGGCGATGGTCCGATCCGTCTTCGCATTTTTCGGGACGGTGACGAGCTTCGCGCCGGGTTTAATCTCGTACTTCACTTCCCATTTCGGGTAAGCGAGACGAAACCAGTCCTTAACGAAGTCGTACGCATCAGCGGTGATTCCAGATTCAATCTGGAACTTTTCTGGTTGTGTGGCGTTCCTTAACGGAATGCTAACAGAAGCGCCAGGTCCCCAGTTGCACGTTTCCACTAGCTCCTCACAATCAAAATCACCAAGAATGGAGTCTATTTTACGTCTAGCATGCTCAATTGCAGCTAGCGCCTCGCCCGATAAGGGTAAGGAGGCTTTCATCCTAAGGTTGGTTTGTTTGCAGGCCGACTCTGCCGCCCAAAAGCCGTCTATAGCGACCCTCGACTTATCGAAGGTTGTGTTTAGATGGCGAAATTTGGATAGCAGTTTCGTAGCAGCCAGACTATCGGCTGCAAGCACGGGGTCAGCGTAGTCGAGTGGATTAAACTCCAGCCGACATAGCTGATCGTGCTCGCCGCTCTCATATAACAAAAATACTGTGAGAGCACGAGGACAGTCTAAGGCTAGTAAAAACTCGTAAATAAATTTACGGCAAACGGCAAAGTTAGAACTTTGCATATCATGTCTCCCTAAGAAGCTAAATTAACCGGATCAATAGATCGATTCTAGGTTAGTGAAGGCAGCGGTAGAAACCGCGTCTGCCACCAGAGTTTGGACGTACTTACGCGCGTCGAGGCGGTCAGTAGAAGATGCAATCTTCGGAATGACTACCTCAACGTTAGCGATAATTTCGCCATCCTTCTGAGTGGTGACCACGGAGTTCATGATAGGGATAACGATCTTTTGCTTAATCCGAGACACAGAGCCACCCTTCTTCGGAAGGCTCACAGACATAGTTACAGACTTCTTAGCGTCATATACTGAATCGCTAGTAAGCCAAGTAGCTACGCCTGATGCGTCGATGGACACGGGCGAAAAGACAACGTTGGCGGCTGCGTTATTTTGCAGCGTGAGAGTTGCGAAAGCACTCATAATAACTCCTAGTAAGTTAACCGGCGAGCCGGATTATTTAAACCTCTGTCTCAGCAGAGCCAAAGAAAGGAGAGCTCTATGATCTGAATACGGGTTGACCAGCGTAGGTTTCGGAGGCGACGGTAACGTCGTCTTCAAAACGCGCTGACAACTTACGTGTTCGGAGTAGAGCTGAACCTTCTTCTCGGGCGACGCTGAACGTTTGCTACCGGTGGTAGTGATACCACCGTATGTAGAAGTATGTAAAACCTTCCATTTAGCGAACGTAGTCTGATGACCGTAGAGGACTGTGATCCCAACTTGGGCATCAAGCCTATTCAAATAGGAACCGATTGGGTAGAACCAGTCGATCACAAATGACCAAGGAGTAAGCTCCCAAGCCAGATCTGCAATGTTAAGCAGACCTAATGAACTAGCGAGATGTAGCCCTTCGGACGAAACTCTGATCCGGTACTTGTTCTTCACCGTTATAGCCCAAGTCGCCTCATAACCTGAGGAAACTTTGACATAAGTGGACGAAGAGCCTGTATTTTGAAAGGGAAGAACCCCGGAGCGGGTACGAGCGACAACAATATCGAATTCGATAGCGTTGTTCTCGGCCAGCTTTTGGAGGATCCCATCAATGTCTGACAGAAGCGGTTTAACACCGAACTGAAAGGCAAGGTAATCAGAAGCAAGTCCTCTACTCCCTTTCGGGAGCAGGCTAGAGAGCGCTCTACGAGCAACTCCCTTCTTTGCGTAGGCGACCGCCTTAGCAATCCTCGTAACCGAGGACCACACCAGCTGGGCCGTCTGACGCCGTTCGGCAAGTATCTGACCAAGGTTAACCCTTTGGTTCTTTATCTTGTCAAGTGAAGCGGCATCGACCTGCAGCTTTAAAGCTGCGACTTCCGACTGAAGAAACGTCGGAAGGGAAGAGCCACTAGCTTGTACAATCGAAGGATTGTGCTCCTTAGTCTGATACACTCCCGCAGACGGGTTCGGTCGAAATATGAACCGACCGTGCAAGTTCCCAGTTAAAACGACTGGAGTAACCTGTACAGGCTGACCATACTGGTCGACCCAATTCTGCGTGAAGGAATCAGATTCAGGGGTTAGATAATGATACACATTCTCGGTGTAGCTTAGCGTATTGGGAGGCAAATCAAGACCTCGTCGGGCCTTAGACCGTTTCTTCTGCTTAGTTGGAACTAAGCGATAAACGGTCATAGGCTTACGGGCCCAGACAAACCTCTTAAGACGTTTAGACCACACCTTGTATGGCAGCCGAGCACCAGTATGAACCTCAATTGGGACGAGTTTCATAACCGGCACAGAGGGAACTTCGCAAGAAACATTATTAAATTTCTTGGTCGAGTTCGTGCCCGTCCGCGCAATTTTGGTTGTTGACCAGCTCTGAACATTGGCAGGATTTCCGTTACAGGTAACTGCTGCGTTAGCAGCGA